CCGTTCTTCTCTATACGTGTTCATTCTTCTATTTATCAGCGTTTTACATCTTCCAGTTCAATATCGCAAGTTTACAGTTTCGTTTTTCCCCCCTTACATTCTGAACTTATTCGGTCCGAAAGGTAGTGGTAAGTCAGAACTCGGTCACAGTCTGATGTCGTTCTTCATCATAAAGAATACACCGCCCAATATCCAAAATGCCACCATTGCCGCATTGGGTGATACAGTGGCTCAATGCGCCAATTCCCTTGTACACATTGACGAGTACAAAAATAGTATAGACCTTGACAAACGGGAGTTCCTGAAGGGTATTTGGGATGGTACCGGCCGTAGCCGGATGAACATGGACAGAGATAAAAAAAGAGAAATTACCAGTGTAGATTGCGGTGTGATTCTATCCGGACAAGAAATGCCGACAATAGATATTGCCTTGTTTTCTCGACTTATATACTTAACTTTCACAAAAACAGAATTTTCAACATCAGAAAAAAGAGCGTTTGACGAGTGCAAAAGCATTCGGGATTTGGGACTTTCACATCTAACTTTGCAGCTGCTGCGTCATCGTGCAAAAATGGAGACGGATTTCTCTACTAATTATCGCCAGTGTATGGATGATTTAAACGACCGCTTGAAAAGCGAGTCCATTGAAGACCGCATACAACGAAACTGGGTGATACCATTGGCTGCGTTCCGCACGCTTGAAGCTGTACTGGATGTACCATTCATGTATCGGGACCTGTTGGGCATCTGTGTCGATGGTATCATCCGGCAGAACCGTGAATGCAAAAGCAATAACGAACTGGCTAATTTCTGGAATGTGGTCAGTTACTTGCAACAAGATGGCGAGATATTCCTGGAGGCGGATTTTCGGATAGATTATCTTTCCGGTCTGAAGACTAATAAAGTCAAAGATTTGGTATTCAAACAGCCGCGCCCTGTTTTACGAATGCAAACCGACCGTATCTTTATGTTGTATAAGAAGTTTGCCCGGCAGGTAGGTGATAATGCGTTACCTACTGAATCACTGAAATTCTACATCGAAAACTCTAAGGAATACTTGGGCGTGCAGAACTCAGTCCGTTTCAAGAACATACAGAAGGGGGTTGAAGTCACTAAGGAGGTAGAGGTAGATGGTAAAAAGTACTATCGCAAAACAAGTAGTACGAAACAAGCACTTTGTTTTGACTATAATGAGTTGATGGAGAACTACAACATCAATCTCAATATTGACATGGGAGTGGCGGAGATAGAAGAAAGTGATGCTCAAGATTACAAACCGAAAGAAAACGGCGGTTCTCCATATATGTTTTAAAATGTCTATCATAGTTGTGAGAGAGGCCCTTGCCTGTGAAGGTAGGGGCTTTTTTACGCACTTTCTGTACTCGAATATAGGCTTTATTTTGAGGAAAAAAATACTTCTACATTTTCTACACTTTCTACAATGTTATAAATCAGTGTATTACATTATAAAAATAGATTCTACATGTTTCTACAAATTTCTACTAAATACGACTTTTCCACATTTCTTCTACAAAATGGTACTTTGTAGAAGCCTTTTCTACACTTTTTCTTCTATACTAAAACCGTTATATTGTTGATATATAGTCACTTCTATAACTTGTAGAAAGTGTAGAAGGTGTAGAGGGTAAAATGTAGCGGCTCGAATTGTGAATAAAAAAAATAGCAATATGAATAATATATAAATCAATATGGCTATATTTGTGTAAAAATCAACTATTTAAATGACAAAGAAAGACCGATTCGTCTGCTGGCTTCCTTGTAAACCGTATGTCAGGCAGTTCTTGCTGTATAATTTCAACGCTCCGGATGATACATGGAACGAAATAGTCAACTTGTCATCGGATAAGGAGCTGCAAAATGATTTCCTTTCCCGGCTGTCAAAACGTGGCCGCTATGAGAACAGATACCGGAACCTTTACCGTTATACAGCCAATGTGGCGGTGGAAATACGTCGTGACGATTTTTACCGCTACGGATGGGCTTTGTCAAACACTGAAGTGGTGGCGTTCGGCAACAAGGTGGAACGGCGCATCAAGCAGATGCTTTTCCTCTATCTCGATACTCATGTGAGCGTGGGAATCCCACTCTCAGCCGCTATCCGTAACTTTCAGAACAGTTTCGGATTCGATGAGGACACCTGGCCATACGATACCATCCGCAGGGAATATAACCGGCATGGCTATCGAAAAACAGTGGAGAATACCACGATTTTAGATTTTATTAACCGTATAATCTTGGGGAAGTTGTCCGAGTTTGGGACAATTTCCCAGCAAGGAAAATTAGCCTATGAAAGTAATAAACTATGATTTTGAAAACATCGGGGGCTTATTGCAGGTGATTGCTGTTCCTCCGAGTTCATTTTTACAGATTCGCAGGGATTACATTGCTGACTTGAACTATCTGGAGCTTTGCAATCCGGAAGAGATTGTTTCCATACCGGTATATGCCAATGATACTTATATATATAAGGAAGATAAGGAAGTAAACGATGCAGGAGATTGTTGGAATGTGTCGGTTGAAGGGATTATTCCGAAACTCTCTTCTATGAATCACCGGCTGATAGAATCTTTGGAGCGTGGTTTATGGTATGTATTGGCAGTGGACGGTAATGAGCAGATACATTGGTGCGGACAGGAAGACGCACTTATGTTGTTCTCCACAAACAAGACAACCGGGCAATCGGTATCCCAGCGGAACGGCACATCGTTCACGTTCACTTGTATTCAAGATGAACCTACAATTTATATAGCCGGATTGGAAGGTTTGGAAAGATAAAAAAGATGTTTATTTCGTGTTTGACGGTATCCAGTGTCCTTGGGTACCGTTTTTTTTGCGCTTTTCTTTGCACAAAAAAGTTATATGAACGAGACGGTTATCACACTATTCGGCAGTATTGACCGATATTGGTACAATAAGAATTATCTGAAATATTTTCTGGACAAAGCAAAAGGCCAACCGGTACGCCTGAAGGTTTCCAGTCCGGGCGGTGATGTTGCGGAAGCGGTCGCCATGGCAAGCCTGATGGCCGATCATGGTAATGTGACAGTGGAATTCATCAGTTTCAACGCTTCGGCGGCTACCATACTGGCGTTCGGTGCCAAGTCCATTGAAATGCACGAGGACGGCATGTGGTTGGCACATAAGTGCAGCCTGGGAATTGACATTTGGGGACACCTCAATGCTGATCAGATTGAAGACGCTATCAAGGAGCTGCAGAACAAGAAGAAAAGCGCCGAGGCTATTGACCTGATGATTGCACAGAAGTATATCAACCGCAGTGGGAAAAGTCTGAAGGAGATTATCACCCTAATGGAAGAGGAACGCTGGATGCCCGCAACTGAAGCCAAGGAATGGGGATTCATAGACAAGATTATTCCCGGCGCTCATAAAAAGCCGCAGGTAACCAATGAAATAACCGATTGCTTTACCGCGCTTGGTCTGCCGTTGCCGGTTATTGCATCTGAAAAGGAATCGGAACCGGAAAGCGGTGACAAGAACCTGGTCTCCCAGATTATCGACGGTATCAAAGGGCTCTTTCCTACCTGTAACAAGACTAACATTTCTAATTCAAATACAGTTATTTCCATGCGTAAAGAATTTACTTTCATCAACCAGATCCTCAACTGTGAAGGTATTGAGGAAAAAGACGGTAATATATCACTTACCGTAGAGAATCTGCAGGCCATCAATGATGCCGTCAAGGCTGCCAATGATGCGAAAGCCAAAGCAGAAAACGATCTGGCGGCTGCCAATACCGCCAGAGAAACAGCCGAAAACAGTCTGACAGCAGTCGTAAATGACCTTGACAGCCTGAGTGACAGTGTCAAGAATGCTGTCGATAACAAGGCCAAGGTACAGGTTATTCGTGATATTGTCGGCAAGATACCGGGAACAGGTACGGTCAGCCATCAGGAAGCGAATGCGGACAATAAGTTCGCGGACATTGCTACGGATCCTATCAACAGTTTTGAGAATGAATAACATTTAAACTATTCTATTTATGGATTTTAAAGCACCTATTGACATTACCGCCGTTCTGACCGCGGTAAAAAAGCACAAAGACATCCTGAAGGCGGTCGACAAGCTCGATGCTTCAGAGGTATTGAGACATTTCACGCCGGTACCGGGTATTACGGACTCACTGGAACTCGGTAAGGTGGAGGGCGGAAGCATCTCCGGAAAATATACTGGCAAGTTCACAGCCGGAAAATATCTGGGTAAGATTGTTCCCCGCCGTTTGGTAGTGCGTCCCGTTGTAATGGAGATGTCCGATGAACCGGAACGTTATCGCCGTACCTACATTGCCGAGATTCCTGGTACACTCCGCAAGGAACACCCGTTCGAACTGTGGCTGATTAACCATGGACACGAACTGGCATCCAATGACCTGCTGTTTGCCATTTTTACGGCAAAATACAGTGCGGATGAAGAAAAGACAGACATTCAGGACTCTTTCGACGGTATCGGCACCATCATCACCGAAGGCGAGGCAGTCGGAGACATCTCAAGTGCTGAAGGGAACGTTTATACTACGGGTGAACTGTCACGTGCCAATATCGGAGAGAAGCTGCTGGAGATGTGGCGCCACATGCCGCGTACCTTCAAACGCAAAAAGAACATCAAGATGTTCATCAGCGATGATATTGGTGACATGTACGATGACTGGCGCAAAGATGAGGGCACCATCGTTATCGGACTTAAGGAAGACACTTCCGATACGCAGCATCTTCTGGGTTCAAACAACCGTTGTGAGTTGGTACGTGTTCCTAATCTTCCCGACGGCAGCCAGTTCGTCATGCTGACCACCAAGGAGAACGTATGCTACGGTTTTGATAAGGAGAGCGACTTCAAGTCCATCAAACCGTTCATGTCCGGCAATCCCTACACATTCGATGCTGCAGGCAAGTATGTAATCGGCTTCCAGTTCGTATCCGTCCACAAGTCCGAGTTCTGTGTCAATGACCGTCCGGTTGATCCTGAAGGAACCAATCCGTTCGGATACATTGAAGTAACCATTACGCCGGATGAAGCGGCCAACAACGGTGGAAAGTGGCGTATTCAAGGCGAGGAAGTCTGGCGCGATTCCGGTACGTATGTAGCTGTTCCCGGTGGAAAGGAATATACCGTCGAGTTCCTGGAAGCTGCCGGATACACCACTCCTGTCGTGCAGAAAAAGACACCCGCTGCTGGCAAGGTGGAAAAGGTGACGGGTACCTATGTTGTTAAATCTGAATAAATCCTGTGACTATGGCAGAAGTAGACCCTAAATTATGTATTGCCCTTGATGATATCAATGAGGCAATGGACTGCGAAAACCAGGATAACATGGGCGGTATCATACCGTCCGTTATCTTCGGTTATCATACGGATGTAGCCACGTGGCCGGACTATCCGAAAAAAACGGAATCCCCTCTATCTCTTGAAGAAGCCGGTACATTGGTCGGTGATCTTGTTATGAAAGAGAACTGTCGTGCATACAAGATGGATTTCACTGACGAGTTGGCCGAATTCAAGATTACCGACCAGGGAGAAAGCGGCGGTGAGTCATTTTTGATGGACCTGAATATCATTTCTGCCAAAATGCGGAAAAAGATCTTCGGTTTTGAGAATGCCACCAAAGGACGCAAGATGTTCTTTATCGTGACCGACAATAACGGCACGAACTATCTGATGGGCGACAAGCGTCGCGGTGCTCTTCGTGCATCGGGTGACGGAGCCACCACCGGGGCAAGTTCTACCGCTCGTAACCAAAACACGCTCCATTATACTTTTACAGCGCCACGCAAATGTGTGTATGAAGGTGATATGGAAGACATTCTTACTGTAAAGACTGTTCCTGGCAGCTAAATTTTTCGTTTCTTCATTTAGTAAATTGTTTATGTCCGTCTCTGGATTCTTTCCGGAAGGCGGACATTTTGTTTTGTCCTATCATAGCAATAAAATTCGCAACACCTTTGTATAACGTTAATATCAAGAATCATGGCTGAAATTACAAATGCTTATATCGAAGCCCGCAGAGAAGGTATCGCCTGGCTGAACTCTGCTAAGAGAGAATACAATACTGGTGTGGCTATCCTTGCTAAATCAGGTTACAAGACAATCGTATCATCCAAACTTGCTAAATTAGGCGAAAAGCCGCATACCCGCGAGAAGCTGGAGTATGAAATCCGTCAGATGATTAAGGTGTGGTACCATCCCGATGATCCGCGCTTTGAAGATGTGGATTTGGCGGATGATGCCGTAGAGGGCAATGACGGACGTTCCGAGACGGTTCCGGAAGAAACCGCGGCAGCCATCGTTGCCATTGCGGAAAATGAACTGGCACGTGAGGCAGATGAACAGCCTGCTTATCCGCCGGTTATTGTCAAAATCATCTATGATTTTCGTGAATGCTATAACGAGCGTTCACGCCAGCACCGGTTGCTTGCCGAACTGGGTGAAACCAATACGCAGGCCGTATGTGCAGAGCGCAAGGATATTGTCGCCCGTATAGGTTTTCTTTCCAAACGCATGACCTTGCTGGCAGCCATTAAAAGGCAGTTTGAACAAAACAAAGAACTGCCGACTGAAGAGCAGCTGGACGAACTTTATAAAAAAGTGAATGCTGCTGAAGAAAAACCGGAAAAGGCAGATGAACAGACTGATATTAGTTCCCTTTCCGTTGAAGAACTGAAGAAAGCAAAATCCAATGCCAAGAGTAAGATAACCAAGGCAAGGAACATGCTGCTGTATTCCTCGGAGAGCAAGCCCAAGGACGGCAAAGAAAATCTTCTTCCTGATTGTCCGAAACGTGTGAAATACGAAAAGAAGGTTGCCGAACAGGAAGCACTGGTGGAAAAGATAGAATATCGTTTGGCAGAACTGCAATAGGTTATGCTGGTCTGTTGCGGTGAGATTGAGAATAAGATGATGCCGGCGGATGATGCAGTAAGTCCTATACAGGGAGACCGATACCCGACAGGCTACATCCGCCGAACGGATGCGGCAGTCTCCGACCATGACCGGGTTGCGGAGAAACTGCTGCATCCGGATGCTTTGGGAATGCTGATACCCGGCAAGGACAAGCATTTCTATTCCTCAGGAGCGTTCAACCTTATTCAGCTGATTTTCTATATTCTGAAACAGACCGGTCCGGCACATCTGTTCCTTACGACCTATTCCATTTCTATGGATAGTATTGCGGCGCTTCGCCGTAAGATGGAAACGGGTGAACTGTTGTCTGTACGGTTTCTGATAGACAATCGGGTACGCAGTATCTCACCCAAGCCATTCGATTACCTGGTGACTGCATTTCCGGACTGTTACCGTTGTCTGGCCTTGCATGCGAAAGTGGCGCTGCTGTACAATGAAGAGTGGAAAATTACCGTAGTAGGCAGCCAGAACGCTACCCATAATCCGAAGCTGGAACGTGGAATTATTCATACCGGCCGGGATATTTTTGATTTTGACTTTAAAATGCTGAATGATGAATTTGACGCAGCAGCAACGTGAGGAAATAGAGAAAATGGCCTATCGCCTTATCCCACCGGGGATAATCGCAATCAATATTGGTGTGGATGAGACAGATTTTCTTACAGAACTTCGTACTCCGGGTACTGGAGTACGGGTAGCTTTTTATCGTGGGCACATTCGTCAGATGATCGAAGTACGGGAGGCTATCATCAAGTCCGCCATCAACGGCAGCAATCCGGCACAACAGGAATTGATCAAGTTTTTTAAATCGCAACAGCAGTATCTTGAGTATGAATAACAACCATCTGACGACATCTAAAAGCAAAGCCGCACTGGAGGAACAGTCATACGAACTCATCCAGCAACACATCATTGATCCTGAAAACAGTCCGTTACCGGAGTATTTGCAGGTACAGTGTAACCGGGTGTTACAGATAGCTCGCCTTTTGGACGATTATCCAAACGAGAGCCATATTATAAATATCATGCTGGCAAAATACCGTATCTCGCGTACCCAAATACGTAAGGATATCGCTTTGGCAAAAGAACTGTTCAAGACGCAGCATCAGTTTGACTGGGACTTCTGGTTCGCTTGGATGATCAAGGACCAAATTCAACTTATTCGGGATTGCAAGCTCAAGGGCGACCTCAAACAATGGAACAATGCCAAGAAGGTGCTGCACCAGATGATTGGCGAGAAGCCGGCTTCGGTTGAGGACCCGCGCCGCATGGAGAAAAATGTAATTAATATCCAGATAAACAATATGGGTAAAATGGTAAACATTCCGCTGAATGCCATCCGTAATCTTTCACAGGAAGAGCAAAAGGTTTTGGTGGATTCGATGTACACGCCTATCAATGATATACAGGCAGAAGAAATAATGAACTCATAAATATATGAAAATATGATTGATACATTGATTGTTGCAATTGTGATGTGCATTGATACCTGTAACCTCTCACCGGTACAGTCTTCAATTCATTCCGCATTTCGTGAACTGAATATAAAAGAGGCTGTTATCCGGGCGGTAGAAGATACCCGACAACGGGAGCAGAAAGCCGGTAAACCGTACTGGCATGTAAGAAATTATTTGTTTGTCAATTCAAAATTCAGAAAGCATTATGAAGAAATTAACCAATAAACGGCTTATCTCTTACCTGGTTGACCATAAGCATATTGATATGGTGTCGGTCAGCAAAACGCAGATTGTCTGTACCGTATCCTCTAAGTTCAAACCGGATGAAGTGCCGCAGTTGCTTGCGGACACCGGACAATCCATGCCCCGTATGACTTCTTCCGAGGGTATGAACTACATTGTATTCCCACGCTATTGATACGCCGGTACAATGGACGAAAACGTTTGGGAAGAGGTCATCAAGGTCAATCCGGCACAGGCGGCATTTCTGGTAATGCCGTACAGAAACGGGTATGTCATCTATTCACGTGCAACGGGTAAATCATTCATTACCGGTGCTGTGATAGATGACAATGTCCGGCTGATGCCTCGCGGCATTACTACACTCACCCAAGCCACCATCGGGCAGGCGCTCACCAAAACACTGCCCTCAGCCTTCAAGATGCTGGAGATGCTCGGTTACAAACAATGGGATCCGGTCAGCAAGACCGGTGACTATGTGGTTTGCCGCCGTCCCATTGAGGGGTGGTACAAGCCCTACGAACACATCATGTCTTATGAATACAGTATCAGCTTCAGCAACGGGCACATGCTCTATATACTTACCCAGGGCGGTAACAGTCGTGGTCCGAATGCCGACTACAATATCACCGATGAAGCGCTGACGCTTGACAAAGAGAAGTTCGACCAGGAGGCGGCACCGACCAACCGGGGTAATGAGCATATCTTCGGACGTAAATCGGAGCATCCGGTATTGAAGCATCATGGCAATACTTTCTTATCTTCCATGCCTTATACTCCCGAACAGAAATGGCTGCTTGAACCTGCCGGATATTATGAAGAGGAACGAGATATCCGGTTGTTCGATGTTTGGAACAAGATTGTGCGGTTACAGATGCAGCTCATTGACGCGCGTACTGCCGGTGATGCAGGACTGTTCAAGGAAATCTGGAACGAGACCGTCCGTCTCCGTCAAAGCATCACGCCGTTCGTCTCGCGGGACGGCACGCTGTTCATCCTCGGTTCTATCTTCGACAATATCGCCAATGTGGGTATGAACTATATCCTGAACCAGTATAAGGTGATGGACAAGCTTTCCTTCATGATCGAGATCCTGAACTACATGGTGGATAAGATTGACAGCTGCTATTATCAGCTGGATGAACGGCATGTGTACTACAATGCTACCAATGATGACTATATACGAGATTTTGCCGAAGATACCAACTTCGACTGGAAACAGCTGGGCACCAACGATGACAGTCGTCGTGACCTGGACTGCAATCCCAACCAGCCGATAGAACTGACTCCTGACTGGGGTTCCGCCGCCTCGTTCCTGGAAGTCGCCCAGGAGCGCAACTATGACTTCGTAACAAAACTGTTGACGCGTGAACCGGTAGATAACAATATCAACGAGTTCTTCGTCAAGCGTGATGAAGAGGATGATACAATGGTGAACGCGCTGATGGATAAATTCTGCCACTACTACCGTAACCATATCAACAAGCATCTGCATTACTATCGTGACCGCTACGGCGATGCACGCCGCGCCAACAATAAGAAATCCTACAATGAACTTGCCATCGAGCGCCTGGAGAAACAAGGCTGGACGGTAGAACAGCATACCCATGCAGGTATGGAACCGCCACAACATGACAAGTACCTACTATGGGCTTCCATCCTGGCAGAGAAGGATGAACGGTTCCCGAAGAAACGTTTCAACGGTTCGAAATGTAAATACACACTTATCTCCATGAACAACACGCGTGTCATCGAAGATCGTGAAGGACGTTTTGCCAAAGACAAACGCAGCGAACGCACCCAGTCCATCCTTCCTGAAGAAGCGACACACTTCGGTGATGCGGTGGATAAGCGTGTATGGACAAAGTACGGACATCTGCTCAGACAGGCTTACGGATTCGTGGATGCCCGTATCTGATTTTCCTTACATACATTCGCAACAGCAATCGCAATATATATGGCAGGACTCGCAACGCCTGCAACGGGAATCGCTGCACTTTAGGACAGGACATCGTGTGCAGGACTGGCCGAGGGGGTATCCTCCTTGTCATATTTCCTTACTTTTTGCGCTTTTGTTTGCGTTTTTGGATAGGGCGCGGTTGGCAGAAACTTATGTTTCTGTTTCCATTCGGATGGAAAGCGGAGTGTTCTATGTTCATCTTTAGGGGAATATCTTTTTAATAACATTCGTTAACCATTTCCATGGCGCGCAAAATCCGTACCGAAAAAGTAGGCGATAAATCTGTTTTCTTGATACGGATTTTGCGCGTTTCGGCAGTAAGAAGCAACGGCTTCTTATATCTGTTCGCATCCATGCAGGGTACACCCGGTTTTGCCCATTCAGAGGAGAGACCGGGCAGAGCGGTATAGTTTTCAACTATGTATTGCGGCTGTTTCCTTTTCTGATTGTCGCCCTTTATTCTGTCTCCTATCACCACGCAGTTTCGCTTTTTTGAGCTGCAAAGGTAAATGTTGACGTCACTGGCTCAAGTTCAGGCTGACGTTTCATAAAAAATCTCCACCCTTTGGGTAGTATTCCGGCCTACGGTTTTCTGAAAAACTTGCTCTTGCTCCTTACAACACCTTTTGATGCAGCGTAAAAAAGGCGAAACATACCGCGTAGCGACAGGCGACGCAGAAAAAAAAAGCTCCAATCAGGGAAACAGCCAATTAGATAAGGCTCACACCCGGAAGCTCAAGGTTCAACATAAAATTTACAGCATTATGAAAACATTCACTTACAAACAGGCTATCGAGGTTTTGAATAAGCATTTCCAAGGGTACAAGGTACTTAGGAAGTTTGACGGCATCAGAGAACTAAGTATTCTTTTTCGGGATGCAAACGGGAAAAAGTGGGAATTGCTTTCAACGGCTGACCCCTATTTTCAGACGGTAGAGGATTTTGTAATCATAGAGGCGTAATATAAATCATTAATTATTAACTTTTTAAATTTTAAAGACATGGAAAAAGAAGTAAAAACAATCGGTGAAGAAGTGACAAAAGCAGTTGAGACAATGAAAGAAACGGGTAAGACGGGAAAAGAAGCCCCTAAAGAACAACCTGCCAAAGAAGAGAAGCCGACCGATACACCTACTAAAGGTAAGGGAAAAGGTGCAAAAAAAGATGAAGCAGCCAAGCTGCAAGAGGAAATAAACCGTAAAACAAAAGAGTTGGAGAAATGTCTGGCCGACCTTGAACGGAAAAAGGAGATTTCCCGCCAGCGTACCGCATTCATCAACGCTATGGATAAGCTGGATGAAGCGGCCGACAAATTGAAAGAAGAAAATTCCTTTGAAACAGCACTTTATAAATTGCGGTTTGTGGAAGCTTCGAGCTACGGTAATAACAACGACATCTTTACGATTTCCAACCGCTTTTTATTAGAGGAATTTACCAAGTTTATGAAAAAGAAAATCCAGTCTAAAATCGAAGAGTTGGAGCAGCTTTTAATCAGTGAGTAATAAGTACAGGATAGCCCGCTTTCGGGCGGGCTGTCTCTGATAAAATACGGATATATGGAAACTTTATTTGATAATGCTTGCCGCTACATGAGCGACAGCGAACTGATATACGAGATAACAAATAGTAAGAAACTTGTTACCGAAACGGAACAGAACAGCGGGCAGTACGATTTGAACGGTTTATTCTCCTCGTTGACGCCCGGCCGTAAAAAAGTGGCTACGGCTGCCGTTGAACTGTACAAGCGGCTGCAAAGCAGGTATAACGGGCTGGACGTTATCTGTTGCAGTCAGGATATTAATGCACTGATGCAGCCGTTTTTGTGGGATTTGCCGAATGAGGAACTTTGGATTCTTGCTTTAAATAATTCTTCACGTTTGATAAAAAAAGTGCGGGTGTCAGTTGGTGGCATAAGTCAGACGGCAGCGGATGTAAGGCTAATCATGCGTATATTGGTGGAAGCATCCGCAACGCAGTTTGCGGTTGTACATAATCATCCGAGCGGGAATAACCAACCCAGCGGAAATGATAAACAGGTAACAGAGAAATTGATACAAGCGGGTAAGGTGTTTGATATTAGACTGATAGACCATGTTATAATCGCAGGCGATACTTATTATAGCTTTGCCGATGAGGGGCGCTTATAAAAGTGGAACGAGTGCGGGGCGGCACCCGCTTCCGTTTGCTCGCACACTCACAAACGGAAGCGGGTGTAAAGAGGTGTTTTTTATTTCTTCGTTCCTTCAACCACGAAGGGGATTTTTTGTCCTATGATGACAGATGGCAGGATTCTATCTTTGTGACAAAAAAGAGATATGATACGTTTTCTTACAAAATTCGTCGGTACCTACGGGTACGATTCACTGAAGGAATTTTTTCTTTCGATAGCTCCGAGCTTCAAATATAACCTACAACTTCCGGCTATTTCCTTCAGTGCTGTTACCGCGATCGTCAGCGAGTCTATAGGTATTACTCCATTGCTGGCAATGGCCATGTTGGTGGCGATTGTTTCTGAGATGTGGACGGGTATCCGGGCAAGCAAGGTTCAGGGCATAGGTTTTGAATCTTTCCGCTTTTCCCGGTGTATCATCAAGTTGTGCATCTGGCTGGCCATCATTTACATTATCCATTCTTTCTATCTGGAAAGCAAGGTTATGGCGGAAGGTGACGTTGTCATGCTGCTGGCTACCGTATTCTTTTCTATAACCAAAGTGTTTGTTATGACCTGGTTCTGCGTGGAGCATGTGACCAGCATATTGGAAAACCTTGCCATTATTGACGGTAAACCGAAGGATGCTCTAATTAAACAGGTGGAAATATTATGGGTGACAGTTACGGACAAATTCAAAAGGAAGGTTGATGAGACGGAACGTTAAGTGCATATTCCTATGTGCGGTTATCGCACTTCTTGCCGGTTGGACGGGACATTGGTTAGGTTCCCGCTCCCGGAGTATCGTTCGTGTTCAGGAAACGGTTATCCGCCATGATACAATACGTCCCGCGGTGCCTGAACCGAAAGTGATTGTCAGGGAAATACCTGCAGATGTAGATACGGCGGCTATATTGACCGACTATTTCCTGGAGAAGCAGTACCTTGATACAATTATTGAACGTCCCTATCTACGGGTGGAATTGACAGATGTAATATCCCGTAATACATTGCTTGACCGTACGGTAGTGGTGGATTACAGGCAACCGGTTATCTACAACAATGTCTTAGCATTAGGCTCCTTACTGGGGCCTAATAATTGTATTGTTCTGGCAGGGTATCGCCGTAAATCCTGGGAGTTTAAGGCCGGATATGATTTATATAATAGGTCTGTTGTGGTTGGTTTATCGAAAGATTTGTGGAGATGGTAGCCAATATTACTGATAATTCGTATGTGTTTTCCTATGATATGCCGGACATCCGCATCACAGGCGTACATGGGAAACTAAGCCTCCGGATGGTGATTGACGGTCAGGAAGCGCTTTCAGAAAACTATTATCCGGATAATAACAATGCTGTTATTTTTTGTGATCCCGGCGACATCATCAATGAATATTTCGTACGTCCGGAACTCACCAATGATGATGTTTGGATTGCATTATCTCCCATGACGGTACAACTTTTCCTTTCGGATAGTGAGACTACTTCCAACTACACGCTACACGTATTTCATTCCAGATATCATGTCTCTTTTGAACCGTTGACTGATTTTATGTTCTATTCCCGTTACAAAGTCAAACGAATCAGGCTGGGTAATATTGAATATCTTTCTCTCTTCGTTTCGGAAAAGACAAAAGTATCTTTGGATGTTATCTATCTGGAATCAGGTAATAGCATCAAGAAAACCGTCGAACTGAAACTTCCTGAAGCAAACCGTATGGCGGCATATAATGTAAGCCCGGTCAGAGTAAGCGGCCTTGCAGATGTTCAATATGATACTATCATATCGTATGACATGCGTATCACAAACGGTACTTTGACAGACCTTGTGAGATATGTTATAGACCGGAGAGGATACCGAGAGACACATCAGTTTCTCTATTATAATATGTTCGGGCTTCCTGAGTCTATTTCATTCTCCGGATTGGTACAATACAGCCCGGAACTGGCAGGTGATATTGTGGATATGGTAAAACAAAAAAGGCGTTTTAATCCCCTCTTTAATGATTTACGTACCGTCAATACCGGTTACTTGGATGAAAACAAATACAAGGCGCTGATAGATATGATAACCTCACCGGTACAATATTGGTATGACCCTTCCTCGCTTCTGATGGAGATTATCATTACGGATATTGACTTTACCCATACGAAAATGAGTAACCAAAGGGTGAACGTGAACCTGACTTTCTGCCCGGCAAACCGGAAATACCATGTATTCGACAGGACTTCGTTTGGCGGCGGAATATTTGACTATACATTTGATGAAACATTTGAATAATATGAAAACAATACGCAGAAATTTGGCTTTGGCCGACATGGATATCCGCATGGACGAACGCGGACACCGACATATCTTCTCAATAAAATTCGTCAGCAAGGAAGGCAAGGTGTATTTTATTCCCCAGGCATACGCATGCGGTGCAGGGCGCATGAACATGAAGGAATACCAGCTTCGGGGTGTGCAGCCCTGTGACTGCAAAGGAAACCCTGAAGGACATCCCTATCCTGTGGATATCGACCTGATACTGGAATATAACAAAATGAAAATCGTATTCTGATGAACATACTGTTTAATTCAAGCGGCATTCCCCTGCTGATGCAGTCCACGTACATATTCGGTGAGACGACGGGAACACCGCAGAAGGAGATGAAAGAGCGTGCCAGGATTCTGGCACCGTATGACCTGTCGAACGTCGGCTATATAGACATTGACGGGGTGAAAGTACGCCCCTGGGGAGATGAGAACGATTTCCCGCAGAAAGCAGCCGAAGAAATCGGGAATACCAGCGTACTCAACACCGGACTGAAATTTCTCCGTAACCTGACACTCGGACAGGGTATCTATCCTTGCAGGGTAAACGGTTACGATGATGCCGGCAATGAGCTGCTGAAGCCCGTTACGGACAGCCGGGTACAGGCTTTTATTTCTTCCCGGAATGTAAGACGCTACATGGAAAAGGTACTTCGGGACTATCTGAAGTTCGGTAACGGAGCGGTCCAGTTTGTACCGTCGGCAGCAACTAACTCTTTTGCAGGTATTAATCCGGTCAATGCACTTTATCGGCGCTATTCCGAAATGGATGAATACGGTGCCTGCAAATGTATCGTTTCCGGATATTGGCCGCAGCGTCCGGACAAGGGAAAATACACCAAGCTGGATGTATTATCCGAATATGATCCGCAGATGCACGCCGAGGTACTGAAGTTTGCCGGAAAAATGAAGGATGGTTTCATCATGCCGGTACGAGATAGCTGGAGTAATGACGACCTTTACGGTATGCCTGTTTGGTGGCCTGCCTATGTCTGCGGATGGGTGGAAATAGCCCATCTTATCCCCCATTTTCTCAAGAAAGCCTATAAGAACCAGATTACCTGGAAATGGCATGTACAGATACCGTATTCCTATTGGGAGAAAAAATATCCGTCCAAGGACTATTCAGCCAAGGAACGTGAGGCGGCCATACAGAAGTACATGGACTCTGTGGAGCAGAACCTTTGCGGCCCGGATAATGCGGAAAAGCCCATCTTTTCGCATTATGCCGTAAATGAAATGAACGGCAGGATTGAGGAAGAATGGAAAATCAAACCACTGGAGAATAAATATCAGGGCAGTGACAATCTACCGGTGTCAGCAGCTGCTAACTCGGAAATCCTGTTCGCCCTGATGGTCAATCCCAATGTACTCGGTGCCGGTATGCCCGGCGGTACATACGCGGGCAACCAGGGAGGCTCCAATATCCGCGAGGCATTCCTCGTTAATATAGCCAATGCGTGGATTGATCGACAAAATATCCTGGATCCGATTGAACTCTACATAAAGATGAACGGTATGCCAGAATGCGAACTGCGTTTCCGAAATACGGTTTTAGTAACCCTTGATACCGGTAGCGGTACCAAAAAAACGTTGAGCTAATGATATTCAGTGCAAAAAAATGGAACAACGGCAAGGAGCTGAAAGCGGTGATGAAGGTGAATACCGCCACCTCCTTTGACATGATGGAAGCGCCGCTTCGGAATGCTTTCCGGCAATATCTTGTACCGTTATTAGGCGATGCGATGGCGGGCGAAGTGATTGAGATATACAAATTCGGTCCAGAGCCGGATGTACCAGAACAGAATACCGAAGGGGCAACCGAACGGGAAAAGTTAGACAGTCGCTTACTGGAGATTTGCAAGCGGGCAAACGCGAACCTGGCGTTCTGGAATGACTTCGATGAAATCAGTATGCGCATCACCGATGCAGGCTTCCAGCGGCAGAAGTCTGACAACAACGAGTCATTCCAACAGGTGTACAAGTATCAGGAAGATAACCTGCGGACATCATTACGGAACAAAGGGTTCAATGCGCTTGACGAATTGCTTGAGTTCCTGTATGCCCATATAGCGGAATATCCGGAGTTCGCGACCTCACAGGCTTATCTGAACCGTAAATCTGCCATCGTTCGCAGTACCGCGGATGTCAATGATGTCTGTTTTATTAATGGCAGCCGGATTATCTTCCTACGTTTACAACCGCATCTGAAGTTTGTTGAGGAAATGCAGCTTCAGCCGGCTATCGGTGACAAACTATACGAACATCTGATTGACGGGCTGGTCAATCCTTCTGAAGATGAAGGGCGGCGGAAAGATGTGGAACGCCTTCGCCTGGCCTGTTCCCGCTACATTGTTGCGATGGCGGTAAGGCGTCTGTTGATGGAAACGGGCAGCATAACGGACCGGGGACTGTACTTCACTACGGTACAACCGGGAGAAAAAGGCAATGAGGAAAAGAAACCCGTCGATGCGGAACGCATAGCCGTACAGATTCAGAACCTGAAAGCGGATGCGGATATGTACATGACGGCTCTGCTAAGGACGGCACGCAGTTATTTTGCAGAGTTATATGCCGGTGATCCCAGAAGAATATTCGACCGGGACAATGACCATAAACGTACATTCTGGACATGAAAGAGCTTCGCATTGAATACCGCAGTTTCGGCATCCGACGCGAAGTGACGTGTCCGGTACCGGAGAAATGGGAAGAACTGACACCGGAACAGTTTCTGCTCGTGTCGCGGCTGTATCTTCAGGAAATGAATGAATCATCATTCCTGAAGAAGTTCTATTCCCTACCGTCAGAAGTCGATTCCGACAATTACTGCAGGTACAAGCTTAGCGAGCTTGTGGAGTTCATCAGCGACTGTCGTGTCCGGATGGACCGTTTCATCCTTTCCGATGTGGCAGGACTCAAGGCGCCGGGTGAACGTCTGAAAGGAATGTGCTTTGAGCATTTCATGCACGTGGACACAGCTTTCAACCGTTACGTTCGTGATGGTAAAGATACCTCACTGGACACTTTTGTGTCAATGTTATATCTGAAAGATAACGAATATATTGTCCTACCGACGGGTGGAAAAAACGGCTTATTTAGCCGTCAGAAACCGCTGATATTGCAAAAACGGATAAAGAAGGTGGCAAAGATTGACAGATATGTCAAATATGCCATATTCCTGAACTACGTTTTTGTCAAGAGGTGGCTCTCGAAGGCTTTTCCTTTCCTGTTTCCGCTGGATGGCGAACGGGAACCGGAAGACAAGCAAAAGAAGCCGGCTGCACCGTCAGTCAATTGGCTCGACATATTCGACGCCTTTGTCGGTGATGATGTGGCGGTCATGGAGAAATATCAGGCAATGCCGGTAGCTACTGCATTCCGCCTGCTTAATAAAAAAATACGTGACGCTCAAAAACAGAAAAAATGACATTTTCAGAGTACATAGAGAATTTGGCCGAAAGACACGTTGACATCCGGCACAAGGAGAATGGCGAGGTGCACTTTCTCTCATCCGAGAGGGAAAAGCATACGGCATTGGACAGTGTGCTCCATTATCCAGCGGTGATTCTGGATCGCGGTTCCGGATTCGGTTACGGCGGTGGTCCGGGAGCGTACCGAAAAGAACGTGATTACCTGCTTTTTCTTGTGGAGCATGTATCCGACACTTCCGATTATATACAGATAGAGACAGCGATTAACAAGTGTGAGCGTATTTTAGATGAATTGTTCAATCAGTTGCTCGAAGACAAACAGAAGAAGCGTTACTGGCTCTCCTTTTCATTGGAAGAGGTGGAAGCAGACTATGTGACAAACAATGATAACCAACTTTATGGAGTGGTTGCGGCAATACATCTGTCACAATCCTATGTGGCTGTAAATTGTCGGAAAGCATTTATATAATATGGCAGATACGATTGAGATACTTAAAGAACTGGCCCGGTATATACGGTATGCAACCCGGGAGAATGAAAACACCTCAGAACGTGTAGGACGTACGTTCGTTGGTATTCTTAATCTGATAAAAGACCTTGAGAATATCTATCTACACAAGAACCAACCGGACCGGACACCTTTTCTTTTATCTTTTCTGGCAGGCGCTGTTTTCGGAAAAGATGGTTTTGCTTCCGGACTGACAGGCTTTGGTGCCAAGATCGACGAGAAAGGTAACGGCGAAATGCGGGGCTTACGGCTTTGGGAATGGCTGGAAGTGCCCGAACTCAGGTTCAATCGTGTGGAAGTGTATGCCGGCATTAAGTGGCGCACGCCGGGTGTAGGCATTATTGAGAGTGTGGAAATTGACACTGACAGTGAAGGGAAGCTTCTCTCCACCGGTACCGTACACCTTAAACTGGAAGCCGGAGAAATGGGTGCTGTTGCGGTGGACGACATAAGTATGGGTATCATCCATTTTGATGACGGGACACTGAATGCCACCGAAGATTCGGATGATAGCAAGGGGAATTTCCGTTTTGCAGGTTTTGGAACGGCATATTTTCGTATAACCGGAGTGTCCGGACAGGATAATGGTACGTTCCGCTATTCGTTGCGTCCGGGGACAACACTGCATCCGCAGAAGTATATGCATTTTTCCTGCTACGGAAACTTTACCAACCACGACAGACAAACGTCGGTATATGAAACTCGTACCTACAGTCGTATGCTCCGTAACCAGAATACCTGGGAGATATCGGCCGCGAACATCGCTATGCAGTCTGGCGATCTCTCCAACTTGAACGTGCATGGCCTGGATATGACAGGATACTCCATGTATCTGAACAGCGTGTATTTCACAGGTACGGTACGGCAGATGAAACCTGACGGTACACCTGTATATACGGCCAATGACCGGGGAGCATGGACACCGAAAACGGAATACGATTTCTACGATAGGGTCAGTCATGACGGAAGTATCTGGCTCTGTGTGAACGAAAAGGGAAGCTTTTCTGAACCCTCTGAAGGGAATGCAGACTGGCTGAAGCAGGTTAATAAGGGTGAGGACGGTAAAGATGGCGATAGTGTCAGTAACCATGGTCAGTGGCAGACGGGTAAGCATATTCCATATCTGGGTATTGTCCGTATGGGAAATGCTACGTGGCAGTGTACGGTTCCTGCAGGTACTGACAACCCTCCCATGTGGACGGTTACAGACAAAGACGGCAACCGGTTATTGCAGACACAGGACGGTGGGAAGACCTACGGCTATATATTGACCGGAACCGAGAATTCCACCGAGTATATAATGATAGCTCAGGATGGTACGGATGGTATACCTGGTACACCTGGCAAGGATGGGAAAGTACTCTATACATGGATACGTTATGCTGATGACGCTCAAGGTAACGGAATTAGTGATAATCCAGTAGGTAAAAAGTTTTTAGGGTTAGCTCATAACAAAGAAACTTCAGTAGAGAGTAACGATCCAAAGGATTATCAATGGAGTGATATCAAAGGAGAAGATGGTATCGGCCTTCCGGGAGAAGACGGTAAGACTTATTACACTTGGGTCGCATACTCTGATAACGCCGACGGTAGCGCTATGTATCAGCAGCCTAATGAAAATACGAAATACATAGGTATAGCTGTGAACAAAGAAACTGCTGTCGAAAGCACCGATCCGACTGATTATACATGGAGCAAATTCAAGGGTGAGGACGGTAAAGATGGCGAAGATGGGGATAGTGTCAGTAACCATGGCCAGTGGCAGACGGGTAAGCATATTCCATATCTGGGTATTGTCCGTATGGGAAATGCTACGTGGCTGTGCACGATTCCTGCAGGAACTGATAATCCTCCCATGTGGACGGTTACTGATAAGGACGGTAACCGATTATTGCAGACACAGGACGGCGGGAAAACGTATGGGTATATTCTGACCGGGGAACTAAATACAGCCGAATATGAACTTGTTGTCCAGGACGGTACGGATGGTATGCCCGGATCACCCGGTATACAAGGTTGCATCATCCGCAAAGGAGAATGGAAGATTGGGGAACAATGGCGTAATGACGAATCACTCACTTCCGGTACAAGATACCTTGATGTAGCCCTTGTAAGAGACGATCAAGTTGCCACCGGATGGAAGGCGTATAAGTGTAAGACTACGCATATAAGTTCGCTCGCCAATGCTCCGGGCAATTCTACCTACTGGGAAGAATTCGGGCTTAATACGACAGCTATCTTCACCTCGCTTATCATTGCGAAGGATGCGCAGATTGATTTTATGCAGGGGAATCAGCTGCTTATTAAGAAGGATGATGGTACAGTGACGGCAGGTCTTAGTGGAAGCCAATCCGGTGAGAAGATACGGATATGGGCAGGTAGTTCTACTCCTGATGATGCTCCTTTCCGGGTTACTGAAGGCGGGAGAGTACATGCTGAAAATACAGAAATAACCGGAGAAGTCAATGCAACAAGTGGCGTTTTCAAAAACATCAGGTCCCCTAATAATGCATTTCGTATTCTCGAAAATGGAAATATAGAAATTATCGGTAAGGTATCCACTTCATCCGATGGTACACGTATTGTGGTTGACCCTAATACTAATAGCATTAAGATATATAATCAGGATAATAATGAAGTTGGAGACATTTCATTTCTCGTCGAAGAATGGGCGGGAACTACCAATTATTATCCACGATTAAGACTCAAGCGGTATTCGGGAGCAAATGAGGTTGGGAGAATTGATATATCGGCATCCTCATTAAGTGCTTATTCAACACTTGGAGCCAATACGAACTATTTTGATTTATCCCCCAACGGATTAGTGTTTTCCTTGAATGGTAAGGTAACAAAAGAATATCCTAATAGATAGGATTTGATAACTAATAATTATTGATATGAAAGTATTTTATGAAAGTAAATTAGCGGAATGTCTGCTGTGGCAAGGCTACAGTACTATTACATTGGGTTGTTTCGTTTTTACGAAGAAAACAAAAGAGGAAATGAAACAGCAGGTTCTTAATCATGAAGCTATACATGTGAGGCAATGGGAGGAGTGCATGGTTGCTTCGGCGGTTCTGTTGACGCTTGTTATGATATTGACATCATTCAGTGTATGGGCATATCTGTTGTGTCCACTGTGGTTCTATCTGCAGTATGGGTTGGAATATGTCGTTTCTCATGTTTACCATTTTTTCAGAGGTGTACATGGAGCGGACGGGAACAAAATATCGTATGGGAATTCAGCGTTCGAAATGGAGGCAAAATCCAATGAAATGATAGATGGATATCTTGATGTAAGGAGACCTTTTGAATTTCTCAGATATTACGGGGAAATATAAATTTATATTTACAAAAACGAGATAATAATTAATTGTTAAATTGGGCTGATTTTCATAGTAGAAATGACGCCCCTAAAATGTACAAGGATATATGGCAAAAGATATAAAAGAGAATGAAATGAGCGGTGGCGTACCGGTCAGAATGAGAGGCGTAGATGTAACAGGAAACAGCATAACACCAACAATGGAAGAAGTGGCCAATGCACTGCCGGGAGAACAAAAGTACGACAGAGGAGTGTATTATTCATTGCCTAAGTCTATTGTATCTGTCCATAGACCAACTGGCGGTAATGAAATTAAGACTATAACACTATTCAAAAAGGGAGATAGTAACACGTCTCATTTTTATTTCTTTGAGATTTTTACTGCTCCATTTTACTCAAATAACCATTGTTCCTCTGGCTGGTGCAAAGTTCACTATGCACCAGCCGGTACGTTGCAAAATGATGTTGCTCATTATGAATATGGATGTTTCTCTAATTTAAGACAGATAAACTATGAAGGAGAGATTTATTTCGCTATCGATGTAGAGGTGAACCAATATGGATCAGGATATATTGAACTAATCGGTTATCATGAAGATATATCACAAATAATGGATGTCACTGGTAGTTTTACAGAGATTCAATAAGTAATAATATTTTCTCTCACTTCATAATGGATATAAACGTTATTTATTTGCCTATCTTCATTGCCCCTAAAATCTATGAGATATGGCAGATAAAAGAATGAATGAGTTTCAACAGGTGGTAGATGCGGAATATGTGTATGCGGAAGCAGCTGACGGTTCACAGGTGAGGATAAAAAAGAGTGATTTAGCTAAAAACATAGGTGAAATAATGCAAGAGTTGAGATTGTTTCCTTACAACACATATAAATGGGGGGAATGGTGCACAGATTGTAATACTATTATAAATAATTGTACAATCGCATTACAAGCAGAAAATTGTGCTAATATTCCTAATGGATTTACTGGAGTTGGCTTATTGAGTTCTTTCGCACTTCAAGAAGGAAGTTATGTTATGCAATTTTTATGTGGTCTCAATGATTGGAAATTGTATTTTAGATTCTCATCAAATAAAAATGATTTTTTTACTTGGAGGTTAATTAATCTTACTTAATTAGAAAGTGTTATTCAACTCTTTGTATATCTTCCACATTCTTTGCCCCTAAAATGTACAAAGATATGGCAGACAAGAAGATGAGTGAGTTTCAGCAGGTGGCAGATGCAAATTATGTATATGTAGAAGATGCGGCCGGTTCCCAAGCTAAAATGACATTGAAAGACTTTAATAGCAACCTTCCACGCAATTTATGTTGGAGTGGGATATTAAACAAAGGGGAGACTGTTGAATTAAAGGCAGAATATAAACTAATTTACGTATGTGAAACGTCGAAACATGGAGCACAAGCAATGTTCTCGACCGGATATGGAACTATTATGAAATTTTCAGGATATGATATGTGGACAACCGATGATACTGATGAACGTTTCTGCTTATTGAGTACAGGTGATGCTACGTTTTTGCTTAAGAATAACTAAAGTTTCCCACCCAAATAAATAGATAGAAAAATAACAGTTTGTCGAATTTTCTTTGTAAATTAGTAATCGCTAAAGAACTGATTTTAAAGACA